TGACATCCTTCGTTTGGAGTCTGGGCAGGCGACTTCTATTCAGGAGCAGCGCACCGGCAACCCGGAAGACCGTCAGTCCCGTCTCGAAGAGTTGCGCGCCACCGCTAAACAGCGTGTCGAGGCTGGCCTACGGGCGATTGGGGACGGAACTGCATGAGTTTGTTGACACAGAACAGCGAACTACGCCGTGTCGGTGTGTGGAATTGGACGATCCCAGCGCATGTTGTTGATCTTGGCGACGGAACAAGGTTCAACTGCTGTCCTAACGCTCTAGCTTGCGGCCGAGTGTGCTACGCAAAGTTTGGCACCTACACCTTCAGCAACGTGCGGCGCAAACACCTCGCCAACCTAAAAATGGTGCTGGAAACACCAAAAAAATGGCAAACTGCAATAGCTGTCGAACTTGCTCACAAACGAATGCGTCCCACCGGCCAACCGGCACAGATTGACCACGACCCAAATGATGAATGGCTGGCAGGCTGGATCGCCAACGGCGGTAAAGCACTTCGCATTCACGATGCCGGAGACTTCTTTTCCGAGGATTACCTGCAACTATGGATTGACCTAGCCGAAGACTGGGAAGACCTGCTGTTTTATGCGTACACCAAAGAAGTCGCCATGCTAAAGAACGCTATTTTGCCAACCAACTTTCGTGTCATCTACTCGTATGGCGGGAAACAAGATCACATGATTGACCGGGACACCGACCGTCACGCCGACGTGTTCCCGACGCTAGAAGCGTTGACCAAGGCTGGATACTATGACCAGTCCGACAACGACCTGCTGGCTGTCTGTGCGCCAAGCAACAAGATTGGCATTGTTGCTAACAACCTGCCGGTCGCTAACAAACGATTTGACGGAAGAACAATGAGCGACCTATGAATTTGCTGTCCGACGACGAGTTTCTTCAACTCACCACCGCCGAACAAGACGAATATTTGCGTCTACTTGAGGCTGATCTGTCGGCGTGGAGGCTGACCGGCAACCTTCGGCAGGAACGCGCCCACATTCTGGTACGGAAAACGGACTGGCTGCTGTACGGCGGTGCCGCCGGTGGTGGTAAGAGCGAACTGCTCGCCTTCCACGCCCACGAACTGTCCGCGAAACATCCTGGTCATCGCACCCTCCTCATCCGTACCGCCCTCCCCGAACTACGCCGGTCGCTTATCATCCGCTCACAAGTGCGGTACGCCCAACTGGATGTGAAAGCTCAACTGCGGTCCATTGACAACGTGAAAGCCTGGTGGTATGACAACTCGAGCATCATCGAATACGGGTTTTGCGCCCGAGACGAGGATGTCGGCCAATACATGAGTGCCGAATACGACTTCATCGGGTTTGATGAGGCAACCCAGTTCACCCCCTATCAGATGCTGATGATCTCCGGCCGTCTGCGAACATCCCGTCATATGGCTAACCAGGGTGTTCGCACCCACGTCATGTTCGCCACCAACCCCGGTGATCGAGGCCACACGTTCCTGTATCGGATGCTCGTCCAACCCACCCAACACGGCCGGTTTGCGGTCGTTTACGACGTGCGTGACGGGTTTGAGAACCCTGACATCGTTCGGCGCGTCGAACTCCCTGATAACAACAGCGAACTCGCCCAACTCGACATTCCTCACGACCCGAACAACCATTTAGTGGTCGCATTCGTGCCGTCCACCGTCGACGACAACCCGCACATTGACCCCACCTACCGTAAACACCTGTCAATGCTCCCTGAAACGGAACGTAAACAGAAACTGTTAGGTGACTGGGACACGTTCACCGGCCAGTATTTCACCGAGTTTCGCCGTGATCTGCACGTTGTGGAGCCGTTCGAGGTGCCAGCCGAATGGCCTCGCTATCGGGGTATCGACTTTGGTACCGCTAACCCGTACTGCTGTCTGTGGGGGGCGTGGAACCCTGCCACAGGCATCTGCTATGTGTACAGGGAGGCGTACCAACGGAACCTGACGGTCGCCCAACAGGCGGCACAAGTCAAAGAGATGTCCAAAATGTCCAATGGCCGGTTTGAGAATGTCACCGCCACCGCTATCGACCCGTCCACCTACAGCAACACATCCGGGATGGGGACAACTGTTGCAGGTGTGTACAACAGTCTCGGTGTTCATGTCACCCGCGCCAAGAACGCGCGTGTGTCCGGCTGGCAGAACGTGCGCCGCTACCTGCAACCGGCCCCGATTTCAGGGGAACCGAAACTGAAAGTGTTCTCCACCTGCGAAAACCTGTTGCGCACCCTCCCAGCTATGCGTCACGCCAAAGTGCAGGTAGAAGACATTGACACAGATGACGAAGATCATGCCGTGGACGCACTAAGGTACCTTTTAGCCTGCCGCCCGTACAATGACATTTCGCGCAAAAACAAGGTCACAATGCCCGGTGCAGAAGGCAAAGTCCAAAAGTTCATAGAGCGTCTTGACAAAAGCGCGAAGAAACGGAGATTGTGAATGAGACTGGTTGACAACTACAACTATCTGCCTGGTTGCTGTTGGATTTGCCGTGGTGTAGCAAAACCGATCATCGACATGGAACAGGATTTGGACGGCCACAACAGTCCAGAGGACTTGAACCCGTCCGCTGTCACTCGTCTCTACATTTGTGCTGATTGTGCGGTCGAGATCGGCCGGATGTGCGCCCCGTCTCGAGGGTTGGCGTTCGCCCACAACGGTGAAGTGGACACGTTGAACCGTGTGGTCGCCAAACTCATCAACCGTGCCGAAGATGCCGAACAGCGTTTAGCGGCGATTGCCGGGGCTGTGCATGGTGTACAGTCTTCCTCTACGGAGAAGGCAGGCTCCGTGCCTCCGACCGACGGGGGTGATCTGTCGCACGATGACGCACCATCGGAAGCGGACGCACCCCTCGTCCGCAAGCGCGGTCGCCCTCGTCGGGAGGAATCGGCCGTCAACACCGACTTTGTGGGTGACCTGTGATTGCCACCGTCGCTATCGTCGTTTTGGCCGCCGTCATCGGAATGTTGCTACGAGAGAACCGTCGTCTGACTAATCTATTGTTGGCGAAGAGTCCAGCTGTCGCAATAGCGGCCGAGCAGAGTCGTAAGCCACGCAAGAAAGATCGTGACGACACCAAAACACGCTCCGCGTGGGAAACACCAGTTGAGGCAGTAGGACCGTGAACAAGCCGTGGGAACCACCCAAACCGCAAGAAGTCATCAACTTGTGGTCGAAAGCCGACCAATACCTGTTGAAAGAACGACGCGACTATTGGATGAACGCCTCCTATTTCGGCGGTCACCAATGGGTTTGGTGGGATCACACCCGTAACATCGTCCAAGAATTGGATTATGCGACTGAAGCGGAACGGTTCACCCGCATTACCGTCGACAAGTTTGGCCCGCGTGTCACCAACTTGATCGCCCGAATGACCCGCTCCCCGCTGATTTGGGAAGTCGAACCGTCCGGTATCGACGACTCCAACCTGCGTCGCCAACATCTTCAAGAGCAACTGTTGTTGTCCGAAGCCTACGAACAGAATTGGGCTGAGATCAGGGAAGAGTCTTTGCTGCAAACCATGTTCGGTGGTGCCGCCGCCATCTCCATTGACTGGGACCCGAGTATGGGTAAAGTCGTTGCCACCGACCTGGCGACCGGCATTGACATCCCTGCCGGTGGGGTGCGTCTCACTCCGCTAGGTATTTCCGAGTTCTGTTTAGAACCCGGTTCCCCCGACGTGGAATCAGCCCGCTACTGGATTCGCTGTGTCGCTTTACCCCCTGAGCAGGTGAAAGAACGATACAACCTTGATTTTGACCCGGTGCCGGATGCTGAAGCGGCCTTGTCGGCACGGCATCGCACCCTTCTGTCACGCCGACCGCAAGGCCAACCGCCTCGCCTCACCCTCGTCTACTGCTACTACGAGCGTCCCACTAACCGCACCCCCGGCTGTGTTGTCCATGTCGTCAACAACAAACAGGTGTACTCGTATGGTGACGGGCAAGGCTGGCCGTTCCCGTTCACCAGCCTCAACTTGGCGGTGTTTACGCAACGCCGTATTCCGCGCACATGGGTCGGCCACACCCTGCTCACTCCCGCCCGTGACATCCAGTACGCCTACAACCGGGCGCGCTCCACCATCCTTGAACATATGCGCAAAGCGGCGAACGCCCGTCTGATGGTGCCAGCCGGGTCTATCGAAGACGCCGATGTCATCACCACCGACCCCGCCGACGTGCTGGAATACAACGCCGAACTGGGTGAACCGCATTGGCAGACCGCCCCCGACGTGCCACGGTGGATCAGCATGGAAGCCGCCCAACTTGAAGCCGAAATGGACGACATTTTCTTCACCCACTCCGTGTCTCGAGGGCAAGCACCTGGCGACCGGAACTCCGGTTTAGCGTTGTCGGTTCTCGCAGAGAAGGACGACACCCCTCTCGGCCCGATGGCCCGCAACCAGTCGGCGATGTGGGCGCGCATCGGCAAAATGACGTTGCAAATGTACCGGTCGTACGCCTCCCAATCAGGCATGGTTCGCACCCAAACTCTCACCACTCCGCAAGGCAACACACTCCAATTCGAGTGGACAGCCGAAGACATTGAAGAGTTTCCGCAGGTCAAAGTACCTTTGGATGCGACCGCCCCCCGCTCTAAGATTGCCACCCAGTCGGTTATCACCAGCCTCGCACAACAATTTCCACAGGCTTTTCAGAATGTGGACGGGATTGCTTTGGCACGAATGCTGGACCTACCTGACCCTCGAGGGTTTCTCGGTTCCACCGACCCTGATGTCACGAAAGCCGAATGGGAAAACGGTTTGCTCATGCAAGCCGTTCCCGTCATGCCCGCCGATTTTGACGATCATGCCAAACACATCGCCCAACACAATCGGGAACGCAAATCCCCTGCATACGAACTTGCGAAGCCTGAAGTGCGTCAAACCATCGACTTGCACATCCAAGCGCACCAGACGATGGCGGCTGAGGAAGCGATGCAACAAATCGCACAAATGCAACAGATGCCAGGGTCTGAAGCCCTGCCGCAAGCCAACGAAGCCCCCGGCTCAATGGTCCCCCAAGCTATTTCCGGTAACCCCGGACTACCACAGGAGATGATGCCCCAATGACCGACTTTGCCCCCGAAGGAGTGGTGGATGCCACCCCGACAGGAGAAGCCCCTGCCGAAACCCCTGCCGACATCAACTGGCAAGAGAAATATCAGGCTGAGGTGCAGGATCGCATCAAAGAGCGCGAACGGTACAAGCCTTTCGTTCAGACGTTCGGCCGGATGCACCCCGACGACGCCCGTGCCGTACAGGAGTTTGCGACCGCTTTCGCGTCCGGTGACACCGAAACCGCTGTCCGATGGATGGTCGACAACGCCCGCACCCTCGCCGGAGATCGCTTTGACACCTACATCACCCCCGCCCAACAGCAGGCCATCAACACGCAGGTCGCCCAGCAGGCGTACTCGGACGGCAACAACGCTGGGATGACCCCTGAGCAGGTGGAACAGCTCGTCCAAACCCGGTTGCAGGAATCGTTTCAGCAGATTCAGCAGGCTCAGGTGCAAGCCCAATACGAACAGCAGATCGAGGAGACGTTGACCCAGCATGGTTTGGTACCGGACACCCCGCTCGCAACGGCTGCCATTGTGGCCGCGTCAAAACGATCCGACCTTGACCTCGCCGCAGCCATTCGTGAGGTGGAAGAACAAGTTTTGGCGCAAGCGCAACAGATCGCAAACAGACGCGCTGAAGCCGGTACGAGCATGGGTGCGCCAATCGTCAACGGAGTGCCGGTCGTCTCGACGAACGGACAGCAGATGACACCCCGTGAACGTGCGATGGCTCGCCTCGCACAGAACGGGCTGTGACGTAACGTCAGCACACGGGAAGGCACCTTTTTATGTTTCGGGTGACCGCTGATGTCCCTGTCTGATGTTATTTCAACGTCAGACAGGGTGATTCCCTTGACATCATCCGCACACTTGCGTGTATGCTTGTATTTGAACCGGATGGTTCACCCATAGGTACCCCCATCGGATGATGGGTTGAGACAGCCGGACGGCTACCGCTCAGACAGGTTCCGATTCCCCCAATCAGATTCTCTCTAACGGAAAGCGACCATCATGCCCGCAACTCTCTCGACAGTCGACGCCATCCTGAAGGACGACTACAAGGAATACCTCGACAACCTCAACGAGGCGAACTTCATTCTTTCGCAGGTCGAAACCCGCAAGGACACCGTGCAGGGTCGTATCGCCCGCCACGCAGTCCACTTGGGTCGTTCGTCCGGTGTCGGAGCGCGCGCCGAGTCCGGCACCCTCCCCACCGCCGCCAACCAGTCGTACGCCACAGTCCCGGTGCCGGTCCGTTACGTCTACGGTCGCATCCAGCTGTCCGGCCCGACCATCAAGCAGGCGGTCACCGACCGTGGTGCGTTCATCGACGCGCTCGACGCCGAAATGGAAGGCATCAAGAAGGACGCCATGAAGGACGTGAACCGCCAGCTGTGGGGTACGTCAAACGGTGTGATCGCCCAATGTGGCACCACATCGGCGTCCACCACCGTCGTGCTGGCCACCACCACCGGAGCGACCGCTCTGCGTCAGTTGTTCTTCGACGGTGGCATGGTCGTGGACATCGGAACCGTCGCCGCACCGACGACCGTCGCTTCGGCTCGTACCGTCACCTCGGTGGACGAGACGAACAAGACGATTGCCATCTCCGGTGCCGCAGTCACCACGTCTTCAAGCCATTTCGTGTTCCGCGCAGGAGCCGGTGGAGCGTCAAGCAACAGCGGTCAGCCCGGTGACGGTCAGATCGAGTTGACCGGTCTTCAGACCATCGTCGACGACAGCGCGGTGTTGCACACCATCAACCCGTCGACCCAGCCGAAGTGGAAGGCGTACGTCAACAGCAACGGTGGGACGAACCGTTCGGTCACCGAATCGCTCATCACCGGCTCCATCATGAAGGTTCTCACCAACTCGGGCAAGAAGCCCAGTCTGTTGGTGTCGGCTGAAGGCGTGAACCTGGCTATCAGCAACCTGCTGTTGAGCTTGAAGCGCAACATGGAGCAAACCCAGCTGAAGGGCGGCTATGCGGGCATCCAGTTCTACAGCCCGTCGGTGTCCGGCAAGGGTGACGAGGCTCCCACGGCCCTGTACGCCGACTTCGACTGCCCGAACAACCGTCTGTACGGCATCAACCCTGAGGTGCTGTGTTTCCACCAGGTGGGCGACGGCTTCCAGTTCATGGACTTGGACGGTGCGGTGATGAACCGTAAGCCCGACCAGGATGCCTACGAGGCGACCCTGTATATGTACGGAGAGTTGGCTTGCAAACAGCGCAACGCCCACTTCGTCATCAAGGATCTCACCGAGGTCAGCATCTGATTAGGTTCGTAGCATCGACACCTGACGCACTCAATCCCCCAAACGTAGAAGCCGGTTACCGCAAGGTGACTGGCTTCTTCGTCTAGGATGACACCATGATTCGCGCAGCAGACTTGATGGGCAACGTCGACGGTGGCGGCGAGATGGCTGAGGTGTCGTTTGACGTGTACGACATTGCGACCCGTATTCAACGTGGCGACGAATCCGGGTGGCGTGGCGACCCGTCAGCGTCTCTCATGTTCAACCCTTTGGCCGGCCGGTTCGAGGTGTGGATGGTCGATGCGACAGGAACCCCATATGTCGCTTGTTCGCACACGCGCTGCGACCACACCCTGATCGTCAAGCTGATCGAGGGCGACTGGCAGAAAGGCAAAGCCTTACACGACGACCTGATGAAACGGAACGCCAAAATCCGTGACGCTGATGAGTCGGCGCAAAGAGAGAAAAGGTTGGAGTTGGCCGACAAACTACATTGGGCGTTGGTGCGCGATGTGGGACACTTGGAAGGTTCCAACCGTCGGGTCCACAGCATGAACGAGAAAGGCAAATAGTGGCGTCATACACCGTGAACAAAGCGAAACACGCTGTGTTGACACCGGATACGGTGGACACGGTGTCGTTCGGCGACTCGGTGTCTTTCGTCATTGTCTCTAACCGCACCACCTCCGGGTCGCCAATTTTCTTCACCTACGGCGATCCCAGCAAAGGTGTCCCCACTCCGACGGTGAACGGCGACGACTGCTATGTGGTGGCTATCGGCATGACGATCAGCCTGATGGGCGACGGAACCGCATCCGACGTGAAACTTATCTCAAACGGCGCGCAAGCGTACAGCGTGATGGTGGTGTGACATGAACAGACTCGAACTTCGTAACGCTGTCAAAGACCGTCTGGCCATCAAATCGGATGGTTCCGGCAACAGCTTGGACGGCCTCATCACGAACTCGTTTGTGAACACTAGCCTCAACGACGCTCTGAACCGGGTGAGCATGGAACGCGAATGGTGGTGGCTTGCTTCAACTGCAAACGTGTCGTTCGACACGGTGTACGGTGCCGCAACCCTGCCGTCAGACTTCATGCGCGCCCAAGAACTTGTCATCAACTCGTCTCCTGCCGAATGGGTTCCCCTCGAGACGTTCCTCGACCCGACCTCCGACAACAGCACCTACGGTTGGACGATTTACGGCAACCAAGCAAAGATCGTCCCGGTTCCGTCAACCGCCACCCCTGGAACCTTGTATTACTTCCGATCCGAACCAGCTCTTTCCAACGACAACAACAGTCCTCTGATGCCGGTCGTCTACCATTCGGTGATTGTCGCCTACGCCTCTCATCTGTGCGCAGCCCGCCGTCAAGACGAGCAGCGGGCGTCGCTGTACCTACAGGAGTACGGCACGTTCCTGAAGTCAATGAACGACGACAACCGGTCGACGTTGAAGCGTCGCATCAAGTTTACTCGGGCGCGCGACTACGCAACTTGGGAGTAGACGATGGGATCGTTCCAGATCGTTTACGACGACTTCTCCGGTGGCCAGTACATGGGGCCGAAATCGAACAATTTGCCGAAGAACGCTTGGCATGGGAACAATGCAATCGCATTGGCGAACGGTCGTCTTTGCCCTGTTGGTTCCATCATATTGGGAAGCAATAATGGAGTTTCTGGTGCAACAGGCGCACAAATCATGGATTCGTGGACTGTTGGCAAAGCCAATTATTCGTTCGTCATCTGGTCAAGCACAACATCGAAGATGTCCAAGTTCGTGGATGTCAACGATGGAACACAGTTTCCATTGGGTGCAACCAACACGAACCTGACTGGCACTCTTGGGGGAAAAGTCGCCTATGTTCCCGCCGAAGGCAAGTTCTATTATGTCAACACCAACTCCGGCACGTTTGGGTACATCCGCAGCGTGACCACCACCGGCACCGACGCAAGCGTTTCAACCGCTCTCGGTTCCGGCACCGGGATCACCAATGTTGCCCTGTACGGCTACCGTCTGATCGCATGGGGGCCAACCACCAAACGTCTGTACTACTCTGACACCGCTCTGACCGGCTGGTCAACCAGCCAGTATTACGAGTTCAATGGCGAAATCGTAAATGCTGTCCCTCGAGCGAACGACCTTCTCGTCATCTGCACCACCGGTGTTTTCAGCGTCGTCGGTGTTCTTGGATCGTCGGTTACCATCCAACAAATCGTCCCACAACAGAACGTGACCGAAGGAATGCGTGACGCGACGACCGTGGGTCGCAACCTTTTCTTCTTGGATCAAATGAGGTCCGGTTCACTAGACGGAAACATTTACAGGCTTCTCGGTTCACAATCCGAAATTGTTGCAACAATGATCCTCACCGATGTCAATGCCGCCAACGACGGCAAAGAGAAAGGGCGCATTCAATCTGTTGCCGACGGTCGACTGCTCGTAACTTTGCGAAGTGGCGTTATCTACACACAAAGTTCGCACGGTCGTTGGGCGCGTCTAACCGAACCGAATGTTTGGAATGTTGACCCTAATCTCATAAACCAAGTGTGTATCGCTCGACCGGGACCGGAATCGCAAAACGAATATTCCATTGTTTCTTATGTTGACGACGAAACCCAATATCCGATCAGGGCGTGGCGCATCACCCATAATGTGACTGAACCCAGAAACTTGGACAACGATTTTGTTTTCGATGGTATCGACTTCCCTAACAGTCCTACCGTCGGACAAATCTTCACGTCAGGCGACAAGTCATGGATTTGGGGCGGAACCGTCTGGGTGGCCGCTGCCTCAACACAAGTTGCAGAAGGAAATGTTGAGTTGTCCGAATATTGGCATCAGAAACCGTTTACCGTCAAAGAAATGCTCGTTGAATGGGCGGCAGGGCCGACAGGCACACCGATTGTAAGCGGTCTCATCAAACCAACGGGGCTGGTTGATGTCAACCAATCGAGTTACACCACGTCCGAGTCTTACTCAGCGCAAGAAACATCAACAGGAAATCTTGTGGTGTCGCGGCTCCGAGCAGACGACAGCCCTCGAGGGTACGGCGTCAAACCCAATTTGACGTTTCAAAACGCTGTCATCAACCGTGTCATCTTGATGTGCGAGGACTGAGATGCCGTTTGCATACACGTTCCGCGCCGACGACCTCGAGACGGTCGCCAATCAGGACAAAGACCTGCTCGAGAACCGGGATCGGGAACTCGAACTGTACCTGAACCAGCCTCAGCTCTCAATCGCCCGTGTCGCCACCCAAGCGTACGCAACCGGAACCACCGCAGCGATCTCGTTCGACACCGAATACGCCGACACCGCCGGACTGTTCGCCCCCACCTCAACCGACATCATCATTCCCGGTGGTGCCGGTGGCCTGTATGCGGTCGCCTGGACTGTCACATGGGATGTTGCCGGAACATCGAAAACAGCAGACCTGTACATAAACGCCGACAACGTGTATCTGTCAGCATCAGATGCTGGGACGAAGATCATCTATCACGCCAACATTGTGGTCGTCCCCGGCGATGTCGTCACCCTCAGTTGCACCAATAGTGCTGCGGCGACCCGTAATGCGACAGCAATCCTGATGATGAGCCGCCTAATGGCATAATGGGGATGAAAGGAGCCTGACATGACCATCCCGCCGTCCCTCGCACAGCCGTCCATCGTCCAAGCTCCCGTCGAGACAGTCGACCCGAACGCGATCTCCAAGACCATCATGGACGCGAAAGGCGACCTGATCTCAGCCACCGGTGCAGACACCCCTGCGAGGCTCGCTGTCGGTGCTGACGGACAGGTTCTCGTCGCAGACTCCACCCAGTCCACCGGCCTGAAATGGGCTGTCGACCCGACTACCACCTCATTTGACGCTAAAGGCGACCTGCTGGTCGGCACCGGCCCTGACGCCTACGTTAGAGTCCCTGTCGGCACCAACAATCAGGTTCTTGTCGCCGACTCCGGCGAAGCGTCCGGTGTCCGCTGGTCATCGGAACAAGACCCGAACGCCATCGTCAAATCTATTGTGGACGCCAAAGGCGACCTGATTGCCGCGACCGCCAACGACACTCCTGCACGGCTCGGTGTTGGCACAGACACCCACCTGTTGATCGCCGACTCAACACAGGCGACCGGCCTCAAGTGGGGTCGCCCTGACATTGTTCTTGGCACCGAAACGACCGGCAACTACATCGCAGGTATTACGGGTGGCACCGGCGTGACTGTGACCGGCTCCGGCTCCGAAGGCGCGACACCGTCGGTCGCTATCGGACAGTCGGTCGGCACAGTTGACACAGTCGCTTTCGGCGGGCTGAACGTCGACTCCGGCACCCTGTATGTGGACGCTGCCAACAATCGGGTTGGTGTCAACACAATCAGCCCGTTAGAAACTTTACACGTAAACGGCACCATTCACGCGGCAGGGTTCATTACCGCCCTCGGTGTCACCGCCACAGATTTTACAGGGAACCTGTCCGGCGCAGTCCAGTTTGATGTGAAGAACCTGTCGGGTGGCACGTTGGCAGCTGGAACGCCTGTCTACATTTCTGGCACGGTCGGCGCGTCTGGCATAGCGGAGGTGAAGGCATCTCGAGCCGACACCGCGTCCACCATGCCTGCTGTCGGCATATTGGAAACTAGCCTCAACGCCAACCAAACCGGCCATGCCATGATTATCGGGTCGTTGGAGGGTTTGAACACCAGCTCGTACACGCTGAATCAGCCTCTGTACGTCGGCTCGGCCGGGGGTCTGACCGCAACACGCCCGACTGGTGCATCTGATGCTGTTCAGGTCATCGCCTACGCCGCCCGAATCAACTCAAGCACAGGTGTCCTGATCGTCAACGCCTACGACGAGGTGCGTACTCCGAACAGCATCAGCGTGTCCGGCAACATCGCTACCACTTTAGGCCAGTTCACCGGGTCAGGGGCAGGTCTGACTTCTATCCCAGCAGGTCAACTGACTGGCACCGTCGCAGCCTCCAACATTGGCAACGACACGGTCGCTCTCGGCACCAAGACGACCGGCGATTATGTAGCGACTGTTGCGGCGTCCACCGGGGTGACTGTTTCGGGTGGCACCGGCGAAAGTTCTACGGCGACGATCTCGATCGGGCAGGCTGTCGCAACAACCGACTCTCCCCAGTTTGCGGGTGTGACTGCCACAGGAACCGTGTCAGCGAACGCTGTGTCGGTCACCAACGGTGTCGGGGCAGCATCAGCGACAATCAGCGGGACGACCGCAACCTCGGTGCTGACCGTTGACGGCATTGAGATTGACACGACTGGGGCCACCTCGAATCAGGTGTTGAAGTACAACGGCACCAAGTTCACTCCTTCAACGGGTGCGTCGGTGACGATTTCCGATACTCCACCTATTAGCCCAACCCCACAGGCCGGTGACCAATGGTATGAGTCGGATACGGGCAGGACATTTATTTATTACGACAGCGTGTGGGTCGAGATCGGCAACGCGACCGACATCGCTGGTGCGATCCAGCCCAGTCAGGTGACAGCCTTGTCT